GTATAATGGTTTGAAACACGGATAGGTTGAGCTTGATCTCTCAACCGAAAAGCGAGCCTCCCCGCCTGCCGTTTGTTTCTTTGTCTCAGGAGGACAGCGAAGGAAAAAAATGCCTACTCGATACTTAAAATCGGGGGTTCGTGACAGCGAATCCATCGATAAACTCTCCCCTTTAGCCGAAACACTTTTCTATCGTTTGCTGGTCACAGTAGATGATTTTGGTCGTTTTGACGCAAGACCAGCCATGATTAAAGCTAATTGTTTTCCAATAAAAGAATCAATTACCTTAAACAAGTGCAAGGATTTGGTAAGCGAACTAAAAGATAGCGGTTTGATTCATGTTTATGAGTCAGATGGCAAGCAATACCTGCAAATGTGCAAATGGGACAACAAGCCAAGAGCCTTAGAAAGCAAGTTTCCTACACCTGAATACAATGATATACAAGTGTATGCAAGTGTATGCAAGTCACATACAGATGTACCTTTAACCGTAACCGTAACTAAAACTAAAACCGAAACTAAAACCGACCTTACGCCTGAAGGCGTTTCACAATCTGTTTGGCAGGATTTCAAAGAATTGAGGAAACTCAAGAAAGCACCCATAACGCAACGAGTTATTAATGGAATGCAGGAACAGGCTGACATTGCAGGCTGGACATTGGAAAAAGCAATGATTGAATGCTGTGTTCGTGGTTGGCAGTCGTTTAAGGCTGAATGGGTCGCTGAGAAGCCCAAACAAGCTGACCTAATCAGAACTACAGTACCATCAAGCTCAGGGCGTGACCCTGCGTTGATAAAACTTGACGAAGATTACAAAATAGCAAAAGCTAATCCTGAAATTCTTGCAAAAATCAAAGAAGCATTGAAAGGAAAGGTGGCATGAATGAGTTGGCTCTTTTCGCAGGTGCTGGTGGAGGAATACTTGGGGGAAAACTTCTCGGATGGCGAACAGTCTGCGCCGTTGAATGGGAGCCATATCCCGCAAGCGTACTTGTCGCCCGACAAAATGACGGACTTCTCCCGCCTTTCCCGATTTGGGATGACGTTCAAACCTTTGACGGAAAGCCTTGGGCAGGAATTGTTGACGTTGTATCAGGAGGGTTTCCATGCCAAGACATCAGCGCAGCAGGAAAAGGCGCAGGAATTGATGGAGAGCGAAGCGGAATGTGGGGAGAAATGGCACGCATCATTTGCGAAGTACAACCACAATACGCATTTATTGAGAACTCCCCAATGCTCACTATTCGAGGACTCAACCGAGTACTGTGCGACCTTTCCAAGATGGGGTTCGATGCGAACTGGGGAGTGTTGGGAGCTGACGATGTTGGAGCAAAGCATAAAAGAGACAGAATCTGGATTGTGGCCTACTCCAACAACACCAAGCGGAGGAGGAAACTGCGGCGGTTCTGGGGCTTACAAAAATGCATTGAAGAATGGGACTCATATTCCACATTCAATAAACCCGAACCTATACGAATGGTTGATGGGGTGGCCTCAAGGGTGGACAGACTTAAAGCCATTGGAAATGGACAAGTTCCCTTATGTGCAGCAACAGCATGGAGAATTTTAAGTGAATGACCGACAACAAGCCAATAGACTACTGGACAGACACAAAGAAACCAAGGAACTTAGCTACCTTGACACCACACGAATGCTCTCAATTACTGGAGACATTGAAGAACATGGAAGCGAAAGAGTGGATTTTGAGATACAAGAGGAAAGTGAAAGACCTTGGGAAAATGAGTGCTTCAGGTTGGTGGTATCAGACCTTATCCGACATCGAGAAAAAGCGTGGGTTAGTCGCCGCTAATGATTTGAAAAAAAGAATGAATAATATTAAGGAAAATCAATGATTTACATCGGTATAGACCCAGGCTCTGTCAATGGCGCATTAGGGGCAATTAACCACAATGGCGAATATATCGACAGTTTTAACATTGAACACCTAGAGAAGCACATTCGAGCATTGGTGTTTAAAAGTCGAATCCTTAGCATTGTCGACCCCAAAGAAGGCGCAGAGATTTGCATGGAGCAAGTCCACTCAATGCCAAACCAAGGGGTTAGCAGCACATTCTCTTTTGGGCGTGCTGTGGGCGTGATAAGTGCAGTCTGTGAGCTTACAAACTACCCGTTTCACTTAGTCACCCCTCAAAAGTGGAAAAAGCATTTCAGCCTATCAGCAGACAAAAATGAAGCATTGGATAAAGCGAGAGAGTTATTCCCTAGGGCTAAATTGAAGCTTAAAAAAGATATTAATCGTGCTGAAGCCCTACTGATAGCAGAGTACTGGAGACAACAAATACATGGCACTACCCCGTAAAACGCCAAATAGGATCTATATGACGCTAACCGATAGCGAGAAGTTGATCCTAGACACTATGGGAAACGGGAGCGATCATGCTGGAATGAAAATAGCTATTGCATGGGCTGCTCACTTCTATAACCTAGGATTAGATCCTGACGCAGCATTAGATCATGTTGGCCTATGTACCTATAACCTAGACAATGCCGATTAAACGGGTTTAAACGTGCCTAGGATTGATTTTTATGGATAACCTAGGGATAGGTATAGGTAAACCATAAAACGGGTTTAAAAGCTTTAAATTTAATGGGCAACAAAAAACCCGCCGAAGCGGGTTATAGGTTAATGGACAATTACTTTTTAAGTATGATTTTTAGCAATAGTGCTATTGCAGCATAGATCATGCGTTAACCCCATAATCCAATGATTAACATTAAGCAAAAAAACCCAGTGAGACTTACGCCTACAATAATTTTATCAATTTTATCCATGATCAAACCCCTAAAGATTTTAATTCGGACTTCAATACTTTAGCGCGATCTCCCCTATAACTAGCGGCATTGGCTAAAAAGTAAAGCACTACGGATTTTGCCGTATCGTGATAATAAGGATCATTAATTGAATATAATTCAAGCATAGCGTCAAGATAGGGCTTTGCAGCATAGTTAACTTTTACCCAGTCTTGACGGATATCTAAAGCAATTGCGCGGATCGATCGGTTTTCAATTGTCATATTTACACCTATTTAAAAACCCTAGGAAAATGCCTAGGCCATAAACCCCTATTAATAAGGGTTTACAGTCTATGTATTTATGCCGCTTTAAGTATTTGAATAACTTTATTCATTTTCTTACCATGCGCTGGGTATGCAATAATTTTTACTTTTTTATCCCAGCATGCGCGGCAACCGCTACATTTTCCCGCATTTTCATAAGCGCGGCATAGTGTCATGGCCTTAGTGGTTTGAGTAGAATCGGCAACAATAACTGATCCATGCAAGCCCTTAGTGAATTGGCCATTAATCGAATCGCTAGAAAAACGTACCGATACATTAGACAATTCGCGCATGCTTTTAAGCACTAATTCAAACTTAGGGAATTTATGCATACGAGTAGGTAGCCAATGCTTTACCCATGGTGTTAAGCGCATAACTTCTAGGATCTTCTCTGCTAATCCTAGGGTATACATATCTCCGCTATCAAACCACCTAAAATAGCGATCATTTTGCAAAGCTTGCACCATATCGAAAACCCAGTCCATGCGTTGCCAATCTTCGCGGTTTGACAATCTAGGGGCTTTTACATTCGGATAATTGTAGTTTCCCGTAGTAGCATAGCATCCTCGGCATGCGTCAACCAAAACACCCGGAGAAGATATCGATCCGGGACAAGTGTCAAGCGCTTGAAGAGACCATGATCGAATGCCGTCAAGCTTAGAAGTTACTGATATGCGGATCATGCTGCACCCCCAGCGCGATAAACCGCATACGAGCGGATAGGACTTCGGTTATTCGTGTGCTTAGTGATTAGATCGATTTTAAGGCCGATAGCGTCGCACGTTTTAAAAAGTAGACCTAGATCACAATCTTCTTCGAGATAAGCGCTTAAACCGCGCATATAGGAATATGTGCTAACTTGATCCGCTATGCCTAGGTCTCTAAGGGTTTGAAGCTTTACGCTAACCCAGCCATGACTAGGATCGGTGAAGTAAGTTAATTTGAGATTTTTCATTTTTCACACCTATTAAAAAATTAATGAACGTAAGGATTTTTCTTACCCTTACATATATATACATAAGAGAATCGTGCCATATAAAAATGATAACGATTAACTCTATGATTCTAAACAATAAAGTCTAAACTAGTATTTACCCTAAACTGTATGCATACCCAGTATTTTGTATGCTAAATTCCGTATTATGAAATAACTATTATTATTTCGTATTGTGAAATGCTGATTAGATATCGGATTATTCTAGGTCTAGCGGATAAGGTGCATAACTCCCATATGCGAATGATTCTCATTTAGCCTTACTAGATGCGAGTGATTCTCATTAGCACCTAGTGTAAGTGAGTGCTTACTTCTATGTAAGTGAGTGCTTACTATGGGGGGGAGGGGTGTGCGGCTGTGTAGAAATATTGCTGTACCCTCCTCCGCACTGGAAAAGCCAAATGTAGTGTTTTACACAAATAAGGTTATTTGGATTATGAGAGGAGTTGGTTGACAAATAGGATAGACACCCGTGATTGCGGGAGTTCCTTTAAAAGGAGAGCCTCTCGTTTGTCTAAGTTAGTGATGGCTGTCATTCCGATCACTCCACGCTACAGGCCCTGTTCAAGATTACTCTTTACTGAAGTACCACATGGTTCACTACGTTTATCCTATTTGGTCGGCTCAACCGCATAGAGGGGTGGGTGATGCCCCCGTTTGATTCCCACTATACAAGAAAACCATTCTCGTGTAAAGTAAGCGCTAACTTCCAATACGCATGGAGATTGACGACTATATGGGTTCATCCATGATTAGTCTCCAGCCGTGTTGGGTGTTAAGCCAGCTTTCGAGGATGTCATGTGTATGGTTTTCTGGTTTTCCTTTACACATATACATTGATATGTATATCAATCGACCAAATCGAACCCAACAACCCTTCTTCCCTTTATAGGACAAAAGATGAATGTGATAGACGCACTACCTGATAAACTAAAGAAAACCAAGGGTCGCCCAAAGGGTTCGGGTAAATTGACTATGGCGAAGTATGCTGATTCCAAGCCATTAGCAATGCTTCCCAAGACCGAGAACCAAAGAGTCAAAGAACTCAAAGACCTGTTGATAAACAGTGCTGGAGTTAATGTTGTACAGAAAACAGTACAGATTGCTTTGGATGACGATCACCCTGCTCAGATGGCTGCACTGAAGCTGTGCATGGATAGGATGTTACCTGTTACTTTGTTTGAAAAAGAAAAGAATCAGAGAAGTGCTGTAAACATTACGATTTCAGGTATTGGTGGTATCAACATTGATACACCTACGATAGAAGCTGAAGATATAGAAAGCAAAGATGTCTGATCTAAACTTTAGCCTCCTGCCTTGGCAACAAGAAGTATTTGCTGATAAAACAAGGTTTAAAGTCATTGCTGCTGGTCGTCGATGCGGTAAGTCTAGGCTCTCAGCCATTACCCTATTGATTGAGGGTTTGCAGTGTACTGCTGGCTCTGCTGTGCTTTATGTTGCGCCTACCAATGGGCAAGCTCGTCAGATTATTTGGGATGTGTTGATGGAGTTGGGCAGGGAGGTTATCTCCGCAAGCCATATCAACAACATGGACATCACATTGATAAACGGAGCAAAGATATATGTTAGAGGAGCAGATCGCCCAGATACTTTGCGAGGAGTGTCTCTCACCTACGCTGTGTTGGATGAAGTTGCCGACATTAAGCCTGAAGCATGGGAACAAGTTATTCGTGCATCTCTGTCAGATAAAAAGGGCAGAGCAATGTTCATCGGCACTCCAAAAGGTCGCAATTTTTTCTACGACATCTTTAAGCTCGGTCAATCAGAAGAAGACTCAGACTGGAAAACTTGGCACTTTACTACCAAAGATAACCCCTTAATTGACCCTGCTGAAATCGAGAGCGCGAAGAAATCCCTTTCCAGCTTCGCTTTCAAACAAGAGTATATGGCATCTTTTGATAATGCGGGTAGCGATGTTTTTAAAGAAGACTGGATTAAGTACGG